CATCTTCAACAGAACGACCATGATTTTTGAATCTTGCACTTAGTAAGTCATCAATTACTAACTCATTCATTAGCGTTCACCGATGGCAATTTATCTTTTGTAGCAATGTTTCTTGGAACGTTAAGTTTAAGAACGTCCTTACAAACAAGGCTTAACTGTGCGGTGGTTCTACTGTATGTAGCCGACTGCATCTTTGCTTTGAGTTCATCAAATGGAAAGAATCTGTAAGTTGTTACTTCCTGGCCACCTTCGTTTACAGTGGTCTTCTTTGCAAAAGCAGCAACTACGGTTACATCACACTCGACCTGTACAGAACGGAGAATCTCTACAATACGTGTATCAATTGCAGAAATGGTAATTGAAGCCTCACCGATGTTCTTTCCGTTTTCTTCCGGCGGTGTGTAATTAAACTTACATGGAAGATATTTTTTACCCTGGTATATAACCGGGTTTGAATCATCAATAACACGGAGATACATATTCTCCTGTTCATCAGAACCGTCAGCCCATTTAATGTCTGGATTGAAAATTTCCATAAGAACTGGAATATGACCGTCTGTATCTTCTTTCCAAAGTTCTTCCATTGCAACTGTGCTTATATTTTTCATCGTTATATCCTCTAAACTGTAAACTGGTTAGTAAACTCACCAATTCTTACTGTGTATGTTCCGCTTTCTACTTTAGGAGTGAAATAAAGTTTTGCTGTTACATCTCCGTCAAAAGTGCAGTAGTTAATTGTTTCAACTGACTCTGAACCAGAACCTTTTTTTATATAAACTGTCCATGTGTTTACTGTTGGTTCTGTCTGTGGAGTAGAAGTAAGAATTACATCAACACATCCGTTTTCTGCTGAGATTCTCTGTACTGTTGAGGTTTCGTCTGGGATAGTGAATGAACCAGTTGCATAGGTTTCCCATGTCATTGTGATCTGCAGTTCAGTTCCACTTTTAGAACCTTCTACCGCAGATGTAATGATGTAGTATTCGTTATCTGGAAGTTTTGCTGTCGGGTCATGATTTGCTATTCGCTGAATGATATGTTCGATATCTTCCTGCCCTTCTCCGTTCTGTCTGTTTGAATTAATGAGAATGGCCGGGAAGATAAAAGGATTTACACCATAACAATGAACGTATTTATACCAGGCATAGAAACGTTCAAGTTCAGTAAGTCCGTTATTATCCTTATCAACAAAGTTGAAGTTCATAGTAACGTTGTATTTATCCGCAGGGTTAGCACTTACAAGACGTTTCTTTTTCTGTCCACCAGCTTCAAGACCGTCTTCTACTGTGGCACCCTCACCTACAGTTATGCTTGTTGAGTCGATAATAATTTTATTTACATTACTAGCCCATCCAATATACATAACTGTATATTACAGTGAGAAAAAAAACAGATTAAAAAATTAGGCAATTACTGTTCTACCATTAAGTCTGGCTTCTCGTGCACTGAAGGCTTCGTCACCCTTAGATGTAGCAATTACTTCCTGAACCTTACTTTCGATGATAGCCTCAAAGTTGATTGTGTTAGACTCTTCATCATAAGAAGATTTCTGCTGGGTAACTCTTACGCCAGTAGACTTATCAACAACAGAGAAGTTGATTACAGGAGCTCCACCACCAACCAGAGTTCTAGGAGTCTTCGTTGCAATCAGATAGTCTTTAGGGTCTGTAGTAACTACGTCACCACGAGGTGTAATGATTGCATCGTGTACACTCTTAGTAAAGTTTTCGTTTGCGGAAATAGCCTTTTTATGACGAACTGTATTCTCGTAGTAAATAGCATCTTCACGAGCCTGTTTGAGAAGGTCCGAGAGGTCTTGCTTAATCTTGAGGAGTTTCTGATATTCGTCATCTTCTTTACTGCTGTCTTCTGTTTCTCCATCTAAGTATCCACCAAGGAATGAAAGTCCACCACCTGCAGCGGCAATAGCAAGACCGAGTAATACTTTCTTTTTATCACCAACACTTGAGATTGCAAGAGAAAGACCGGCTTGAGTAATCATACTTCCCATATTCTTAAGCATTGAAGCAGACATTGCAGCAAGATTTTTTCCTATTTCTGCTGAGTCATCTGCTGACGTTGCCAAGGTCTTTCCCCAAGTTTCAAGAGTAGAAGTCAATGCAGAAGAAGTAAAGTCTCTTAATATATCTCCTGCTTTCATTCCAACACTATCAAGAGCACCGAGTATAGCACCGTCTTCCTCTCCCCATGTGAGAGCAATCTGCTCACTGAGGGAAAGCATTTTGGCAAGTGCTTCATTGGTTTTCTTTAATGGGTCAAGGTCTTCTTCAGAAATAAGTTCAAGTTTTGTTGCAGCCTGTTTTTCTGGAGAGAGCTTATTATAAGCTGCCTGTCTCTTGGCATTTATATTAGCAACAGTATCTTTTTCGGCACGAAGTTTTGTTGCTATATAATCAAGCTGGTCAGATGACAATTCCTGGCCTGTTACGTATTTGTACAGACGGTTATTAAGTCCTCGTGCCCCACCATAATTTTCAGGAGTGAGATTGTTTTGATCTGCTAATCCATTTGTCTTTGCCCATTGATTAGCAAGATATCTTTGCATTACATCGTTATCACGAGCTTGGTTTCTTATACTTTCGTTTAATCCTTGAAATGCAGGGCTTTCAATGAATGTCTGGATAACAATTCCCAAATCTTTCAATGAAGATTCAACAAGGTCTACGGATTTGTCTATTCTATTAACCTCTTTAGTGTCACCTCTAGCTTCAGCAAGTTTTCGTCTATAATCTTTTGAAGCATAATTTGCAAGTACATCTTCAATGGACAAATCTTGTATACTCTCAAATTTCTTTGTTCCTTTCGTTTCTTTTAAGGCAGCTCTTAAAACAGTTTCTGTATAATCCGGGTTTGACGAAACAAACCTTGTTGCAAGAGAGGCCCCTTCGCTTCTAAGCATTCCTGCAAGCACATTTGTTCCACTAACTTGAGAAAGCATTTTATTTAAGAATTTATTATTTGCTTCAGAAACTGAGGCATCTTTAATATCTTTCCTTAATCTCGGCAGTTCATTTTTGATAAATTCAAACAGATTACCAGTAAGAATGATTTCTTCTTCTTGTAACTGGTTTCCTTCTTCATCAACAAAATTAGTACCATTAAAGAATGCTGTTTTTCCACTCTTTGTTTTAAGTCCTTCGCCAAATGCATTTACCAACTGGTCACCAGCATCCATAGAAAGTTTTTCAAGAGTCTTTGTGCTAACAGTTTTCTGATTCTTGAGGTCTTGAGACTCTGCTTCTGTATAACCAGCGGCAATCAACTGTTCGTAAGTATCAAGCTCCTGTTCGAGACTATTCTTATATGCAGTGATTACATCTGTAGAAGCAGACAGTGCCAAAGAGAATTTTTTAATAGCTTCTCTTGTAGATTTCCAGTCAACCTGGAATGTGGCACCAGTATCGCCACGTAACTGCTTTGCATTCCCGGCGGTTTTGATAAGACCCATTGCCGAGTCTACACCCATTGAACTCATTGTTGCTTTAAGGACATTTGAAGCCATATTACGAACGGCCATGTCGTTCTTGTAGTTCTCCATTGTCTGAAGAGTACCAGTCATGCCCTGTGTTGAAAGACCGGTAGCTCCTGCCAGTATACGTTTCCAGAGAGGAACAAAGTCATATTTTGAACCTTTTGCAATGTCATTTGGATTTGCATTCTCACCACCAGTAGTAAGTTCATGAGAAACTGTTGATGATACAAGATATCCCAAAACCTGGCTCTTAATATTGTCCGGCAATTGTGAAGTCTTTAAGAGGTCTTGTACACTGGTTAATGTTTCACTAAATTTATTAAGATAATCTTGATCATTGAGATTGCTGTTAAGTTCTGTAATTTCAGACTGCAATTTAAGAGCAGTTCTGGTATCCATATAGAACGAAGCCTGTTTGTAAGCCTCGTTCATTGCATACGTGAACTGACTTCTCAAAACAGCCATATCTTCTTTGCTTGTAGGTCTATTACCATTTACGATATTAAACTTCTTTCCAGAAGAGAATGCTCCCTGTGCATCGTATCGCAAGAACTCTGGCATTGTGAATTTAGAAAAATCAACAGCACCGTTTGGACCTGCTTTTGGAACTAACTGCTTAAGGATTTCTTTCGCTTCAGTAAGAGTCTTAATTCTTTTTTCTTCTTCTTTTGCTTTGTACTCATCGCTGCCTTTGTAAAGTTCAAGAAGCTCCTGAAATTTTGAGTTTAAGGAATCTGATTTATCTGCTCTGCTATTCTCACGATCAAAAGCAAGCTGCTGTGCTTCAATTGCCGCAGATTCTCTATGAGCCTTTGCGTCTTCTTCAGTAATTGTTTTCTCAGCATTAATAGCATCTACAAGTTCTTTAAACAAACTTGCAAGATTTTCGAGTTCTCGTTGATTTAATCCTTCATATTCTTTTGAGTAAGGATTTAATTTCGCAGCATTCTGTCCTTGTGCAGGTCCTGCTAACAATGATAATGCACTAAATCTCATTACTGCGTTATCAAGAGAATATCCACTTAACGCTTCCTGTGCTCTCACAAGTCTACCACGTTTTGCATCATAAGAATTTGCATAGGTCAGTCGTTCTAAGTCTACGTCTCGTTTTGCGAGTTCTGCCTGTAATTCCTTTTCGTATGTAACTCTGAGTTCTTTATTATTCTTATTGTCCTCAATAAGTTTCTTTAAAATTTCAATTCTATCAGTTCTATTTGCGAGTGTTGCTACATCTTTTTGAATATTAATAGTATTTACATGTTCTTTTATATATGAATAGAGATTCTCTGCCCATGTAACCATTTTGTTTACATACGAATCTCCGCCAGTATTAGCACCAAGTTTAGTTCCCCATTCACCTATAGAGCCGAATGCCAACTGTCTTGCATCTGACAAGTTCTGGAGACGAGCCTTAAGAGTCTTCGCACCTTTTTCAGTAGCGTTTTCAAAAATACCGTTTATACCAGTAAGGTCTTTGAATACTTTCTCAATAATATCACTTGTTACCTTACCATCAGAAATAAGTTTACGAAGTTCCTGCTGAGAAACACCAAGCTCTTTTGATACTGCTTCGAAAATCGGAATACCTGCATAAGCGAACTGACGCATATCGAGCATGGATGCTTTGCCAATGGAAACAATCTGAGCATAGTTGTTTGCAATACGCTTCATCTTTTCCATATTACCGCCGGCAGTATCACCGAGCATTTTAAGAGTGTCCATTAAGTCAGAAGCGTATACTCCAGACTGTTTGAGAAGGACGGCAAGTTCAGATGTCTGCTGTACTCCAAATGGAGATTTTACTGCGTATTGAGAAATCTGGCCAAACATAGATTCTGCTTGAGTCTGATTTGAGAATACAACACCTAACTGGGTTTTAATTGCTTCGATTTCGGCAAAAGCCTCTGTTGCAGACTTTCCTAAATCTATTAC